GTTACAAATTTATACGTATCTAATATTCAGTCATGTTCACCACTTAATATTAACTCAAATGACGAAGGTAATGTTTATTTCGGTTCAACAAGTGGGGTAACCATTGATTTAATAAATAATAGACTTGGTGTGAATACATCATCACCCACACAAAAAGTACATATTGATGAAGGTATTTTAAGAATTGAAAATTCTAATCCTGATTTATCTACCATCAATAGTGTTAGAGAAAATGGTATACGATTAGATGCAGGATCAACATCTAGTTATGCTGAGATTAGACCCTATAATGGACCTAATAATACAAGAATTGGTCTTAGTTTTTGGACATCTAACCCGACACCAACAGAAGTTGTAAGAATTCAACCAAATGGTAATGTTGGTATTGGGACAAATACACCATCTGAGAAACTTGAAGTTGATGGTAATGCAATAATTAATGGTAATTTAGGTGTTACTGGTACAGTAAATATAGGAACTTTAGGGACAGGAACCTCTATTAATACTTTGGGGATAGATTCTAACGGTTATGTTGTTAGTGGTAATACCACTAGCAGTGAAAGTATCTTTATCTCATATTTTAATGTTTCTAATGGTGCATTAGCAGATGGTACCACTTACTGTATTGGACAACAGACCACTCTACAAACTAGCCCAAATTCAATTGCCCATATACCCCTACCTGCAGGAACGATAACAGAAGCCTATATTGAATGTTATGTTGCTAGTACACTTGCTAGTGGTGAAAATATAACAGTTAATTTTTTATCCGATGGTGGAGCAACAAGTAACACATTGTCATCGACTGTAACCGCAACTAGCAGACATAATGAATTTATAATCACAGGGTTATCAATATCTATTAATGCTAGTAGAACTTTTATAACGATCGATTGTCCTACATTTACCACTAACCCAACTGTAGTACAATTTAGAGTAGGAATTAAACTAGAACTATAATGATAACAATATACACATAAAAACTACAAGGAAATGACCAAGATAGTTGGCACGTGGATGTACATGATTGTCAAACTGAAGAAGAAGCAACTATTGAAAATAGAATATCTAGGGAAATTGTTTTTGAAGATCCAAATATAAACTCAGATACCAATATGAATAATTTAGATTTCACAAAATTAACACTAGAACAAATCCAACAACTAAAGAATATTTTAGGGATTAATTAAGTTCATCACCATAGATATCAGTCTTAGGTTTACACTTTTCCCTAATAAGTTTTTCAACAAACGCAAACATTTTAAGACCATTCTTTTCACAATACTCTTTTAATAATTTATGTGTTTGTGGTGTTATTTTTAAGTTTTTATCCCTTTTCATATACTATAAATATGTAAGTATGACAAAAGTATGATAAAATTCATACTATTTTTTGTTGTAAAACAACAAAAATAATTTTTTCAAAAATATCCGCATATTTATTATAAAAAGAAATTAATAATAAATGTTTAAAAAATAAAATTAAATGGCATCAACAGACAGAATTTTTGTAAGTCCAGGTGTATTCACATCAGAAAAGGACTTAACATTCGTAACGAGACAAGTCGGTGTTACAACGTTAGGGTTATTAGGTGAAACTCCTAAAGGGCCGGCGTTTGAACCTGTATTTGTTTCTAACTACGATGAATTTATTAGTTATTTTGGTGGACTAAACCCTGAGAAGTTTAAGGGTACTGGTTACCACAAATACGAATTAAATTATATCGCCAAATCATTTTTAACTCAAACTAATCAATTATATGTAAGTAGAGTTTTAGGTTTATCTGGTTATGACGCAGGTAATGCGTGGGCAATCACATTGGATTCCGCAGAAGATCCGACAACTGTAGGTAGTGCATCTACAGTCACAACTAATCCTTTATTAACATATACCGCAGAAACAACAGGTAATCCAGTTGCATTAAGTTGGAACAATGCTAACTTAGAAGCGTTATACAATGACGGACAATTTTCACTATCTACATTAGGATTATTAGATACTGGATCAACTATTTCAGTAACTAACCCAATTTATGTTAAAACAGGATGTGACTTTAGTGGTGCAACTTTCGATATGGAAGTCGCAACTACAGGAACAAGTGGTGTTTATGTTACTGGTACTACAAGTGGTACGGTAGTTAGTTACACCGCAACTTGTTTAACGGATATAGATGGTAGTGTAATTGCAACATTGAGATCAAGAGGTGATTATGACGCAAATGAAGAATTGATATTTGATGTTACGGGCGCAACTGACGCAGTTATGAGTAACACAACAAATATTACATCTGATGCATTGGCATCATTTACAATTAATGGTACCGCAAGTAATGGTAACTCATTTAGTTATGATGTGTCAATGGATAGAACTAAAAAGAATTTCTTACCAAGAGTATTCGGTAGTTCAACACAAGACAAAGAAACTGAATTATGGGTTGAGGAAATCTATACTAACGTATTGGAGGACTTAATCGCTAAAAGTCAAGTTAGAGGTTTAGACGTAACCTTCAATAGTATTTCAGGAACTTCAACAAATAACTTATCAGATTATAAAGAACAATGGAAATCTGCGGCATCACCTTGGGTTCTTTCAGAATTAAAAGGTACTGGTACAGGTGCAACATTACAAAGACTATTTAGATTTATAACTATTTCTGATGGTAATGCGGCAAATGAAGATGTTAAATTCTCAATTATTAACATTAAACCAGATGATAAAACATTTGATATTGTGGTTAGAAGATTTAATGATACAGATGCGAATCCATCTATTGTTGAAAAATTCTCTAATGTGTCTATGGATAGCTCAGCAACTGGATTTATCGCAAGAAAGATTGGTACTACAGATGGTGAATATCCATTAAGAAGTAAATATATTATGGTTGAGTTATATGATGATCAAGACCCTGATTTAGCGAATCACTTCCCTGCAGGATTTGAGGGTGTATTGAATAGAACTTACATTGGTTCTAGAACTTCATTAGCACCTAAGATTGAATATAAAACAGAATACACAGACTTTAATACTTCTAAATTAAGAAAAACTTATTTAGGGTTAAATAGTGAAATAGGAGTTGATCAAGACTTCTTCGATTACAAAGGTAAAAACGCAGTTAACAACGGAGTATTCACAGGTAAAACTGATGGATTCCACTTAGATGTAAACGCAAATGGTGCGACAGTTGATTTAGGGAATGATAGTTACGTTCCTTCACTACAAGTTGGGGTATCCGCATTTACAACTGATGCTAGTTTAGTAGGTGGACCTTATGAGAAGTTAGCGGCGAGAAAATTCACATTCACATCATTCGGTGGATGGGACGGATGGGATGAGTATAGAACTCAAAGAACTAATGATGATAGATATACTAAAACAGGTTCTAGAGGTTCTATAGGTTTAATAGACGGAACATTCTCAACATATGTAACATCAGAAGGTGATGATGGTATTACTTCTGACTACTACGCATATTTAGATGGTATTTACACTTATAACAACCCTGAAGCGGTTAACATTAATGTATTCGCAACACCAGGTATTGATTTAAGAGATAATATCAGTTTGATTGAAAACGCAGTTGATATGGTAGAGGTTGATAGAGCGGATTCACTTTATGTAATCACAACACCTGATACTGATGATGATGGAATTGCATTAACACCATCAGAAGCGGTAGACATTATAGAAGATTCAGGAATCGATTCTAACTATTCCGCTACATACTGGCCGTGGTTACAGATGAATGATACAGAAAATAACAGATATGTATGGTTACCACCTACATTAGAAGTTATGAGAAACATCGCCCTTACGGATAACGTAGCGTTCCCTTGGTTCGCAGCGGCAGGTTTAAATAGAGGTACAACAAACGCAATCAAAGCGAGAGTGAAACTTAAATTAGATGATAGAGATGACTTATACGAAGGAAGAATTAACCCAATGGCGACATTCTCAGATGTAGGAGTTGTAATCTTCGGTAATAAAACTTTACAAGTTAAAGAAACCTCACTTAACAGAATCAATGTTAGAAGATTGTTGTTACAAGCGAGAAAACTTATTTCAGCGGTGTCAATCAGATTGTTATTCGAACAAAATGATGATGTTGTAAGAAATCAGTTCTTAAGTTTGGTTAACCCAATTTTGGATAACATTAGAAAAGAGAGAGGTTTAACTGACTTTAGAGT